CAGCATTTAAAAATATGTCTCTTCCAAAAGTGTGGAACAGTAATGTCTGTGACGCAATGAACATTGACCCAGTGTTAGCAAGCCCTGCTGCTACAACTAGTGCATACCAAACATCTGCTCGTGATGGCGTTGAGCAAAACGATAACGGTGATTGGGTTGAGAAGTATGTCGCAAGGGATATGTTTGCAGATACTACTGAGGATGGTGTAACCACGACCAAAGCACAGCACGAAGCTACGTATCAGTCTAGGCTAGATGCGGAAGCGGCTGCAAGTGCTCGTAGCACACGAGACAATTTACTTTCTGAGACAGATTGGGTCACTATTCGTGCTAAAGAACTTGGTCAAACTGTGCCGGAGGATTGGTTCACATATCGGGGTGATTTGCGTCAGGTTCCAGATCAAAGTGGGTTTCCGCATGATGTTACATGGCCCACTAAGCCGGAGTAAGTAAATGAGCAAACCAACATTAGCTTCACTGGATAAAAGGGTAGTCAAAGTGGAAACCCAACTGGAAGAAAGATGGAAAGAGACCATACTAAGAATTAAGCGGTTAGAAAATATATTAATCGGATCAGCGGGTGCTATTATCCTCATGCTGATTACTATAATCACCAGAATGTAAATGGACCCAATAAGTTGCGTTGCCCTAGCAACTGGTAGCTTTAAAGCAATTAAAGCGGCTATTGGTGCGGGTAAAGATCTACAAGAAATGTCGGGTCAATTAGCGCAATGGGGTAAAGCTTTTTCTGATTTCACACAACTTGAAGAGCGTGAAAAAAACCCACCTTTTTGGAAAAAGACATTTCGCGGTTCTGATGAAGAAAGCGCGATCTTGATATGGAATAATAAGCGTAAGTTCGAGGAAATGCGCCAAACCATCAAGGATGAAATTTCGTTCGTTTATGGGCCTTCAGCATGGCGTGAGGTTTTGGCGATTGAGGCTAAAATGCGTAAGCAACGCAAGGATGAGCTGTATCGTAAGCAAGAACAGATAGATGCAATGATAAATTTCCTTATCGGCGCTACAATATTCCTAATAGGTGGAGGTATATTGTTTGTTTCCTTCTATCTGCTAGGTCAATGGCAAGGTAGGTGGTAATGAAATTAGTATTAACTGTTTTGTTTTTAATGTTTGTAGCAACATCTCCATTTTTATATATGATTTTTGGGAGTATTTAAATGTGGGTTTTGTTGTGGGTTCAATTATCAGCAAGTGCTTTTGAACACTACCATCTAGGAAGCTACACCAAGCAAGAGGTCTGCGAGTTAGCTAAAGCAGACGCAAGTGTTCTCGTGACAAGCGATAAATCTAAAGTTGTATGTATTAAACTGGAACTTTGAAACTCAGACAAACTAAGGGAAAATTTGTTGTTTATGACAGCAAAGGGCGAGTGGTGGTTATCACTCGTGAGCGCAACATTGCGTTAAATATAGCGAGGCGAGCTAATGACAGAGTTTGACAAAGCTGACACTAACGGCAACGGCGTAATAGAAAAAGCAGAGTGGAACAAGATTGCACTTGAAGATCGACGCCTGGAAATGATTGACCGTGATTTAAAGCGAAATGCAGAGCGACGTTTCACAGGTTTTGCTTTGATGGGTATGCTAATTTATCCATTTATCATCTTGCTTGCATCGGTGTTGGGTTTCGACAAAGCGGCGAGTTTAATCACAGATATAGCGAGCGTTTACGTTATTGCGGCTAGTGGAGTTGTGGCAGCGTTTATGGGTTTTAATGCTTATTCAGCAAAAGCAGAAACAAAGAAAACAACCATGCAAATGGAGAGTGACCAATGATGACATTACTAGGCAGTTTACTTGGCTTTGGTACGTCGTTTTTGCCGGAGGTGCTCAACTACTTTAAAGCAAGCCAAGATCATAAGCACAACCTTGAGCGAATGAGCGTTGAAATGGACATGATGACCAAGCGAAATGAGCTAAAATTAAACATCATAGATAAGCAAGCGGAGATCAAAGAAACTGAGGGGTTGTATAAGCATGATGCAATTGATGCCGGAGGTTTTGTCAACGCATTGCGAGGCAGTGTGCGGCCTGTTATCACTTATGCTTTTTTTGCTTTATTCGTTGCCGTACAAGTAGTCGTAATGCTCAAAGTAATGGCTGAAGGTGGAAATTGGCAAGACGCCATACCTCTAATGTGGACGCCAGAAACGCAAGGTCTGTTCGCGGCTATCATGTCTTTCTGGTTCGGTAATCGTGCAGTTTCTAAGTATTACGGTGTGAAGAAATGAGCGATTTAAAGCTTCCTCTTGGCCTTGTGCTTGCCATGTTGGTGCAATTGGTGGGTGGCGTCTGGTGGGTAAGTAAACAGGCTCACCGAATAGAACATTTAGAAACCCAGGTTAAAGATAATTCTGAGTGGATAGACCAACTTTACACAGAGAATGAAATGCTAATTCGGTTTGCAACCTTTACCGAAAACCGTTGGGCAGAGAGCTATGAAGAATTTGGTTACACGCGGCAATGGGGCAGTAAGCCAGTGGAGAAAGACAATGAGTGAAGGATTTAGAAACGTACAACAACGTTGTGGGTGTACGCCAGATGGTCAATTTGGGCCAAACACAGCAAAAGGAATTATGAAGCATTATGAAATGTCACCAGAAAGGGCTGCACATTTCTTAGGACAGGTGTGTATTGAGAGCATGAATTTTCAAGCTGTTGAGGAAAATTTAAACTATTCTGTTGACGCCTTAATGAAGGTCTTTGGCAGATATTTTAAAACTCCGGCTGATGCAAAGCCATATTCAAAAAACCCCAGAGCACTAGCAAACTATGTATATATGGACAAAAACCGTAGTGAAAAATCTAAACTTGGCAATGTAAATACAGATGATGGTTGGATTTTTCGTGGACGCGGATTTTTGCAAATTACAGGTCGTGCGAACGTGCGTAAGTTTGCGTCAGATATGCGCTTGCCGGACGTAATGGATGAGCCACAACTTATAGCGTCACATTATCCTATGGAGAGTGCCTTATGGTATTTCAACAAGCGGCGAGGGCTTTGGAAAATATGTGATGAGGGTGTGAGCAATGATACATGCAAACGTGTCACCAAGAAAGTAAACGGCGGTTATAATCACTTAGACGAGCGTACCCACCAAACCTTCCGAATCTATGATTGGTTGAGGTAGTGGTCCCGAAATGACACTTACCCGCCGGGACCATTTTGAGTTTGGTCCCGAAAATGAATATCTCACCTCCGTAATATGCTGATTTGAATACACGTAAGTAATTGATAATAAAGGGAAATATTGGAGCGGGCGAAGAGATTCGAACTCTCGACATTTACCTTGGCAAAGTAAGTGTATTGCTAAATGAATACGCAATGAATAAAAATAATTTATATATAATACAATAAGTTAGGTGTGGCCAATGGGGTCGCACCTCTTTTTTTATGGACATTACCATTCATATACGAATAAAATGGGGAAATAATAAGGGTAAATTATCCTTTACCCAATACAAATATGAATGGAGAAAAATATGCTTTTATGGGAAGGTGAAATAGTCAAATTATATCATGGCAAGAAGCGAGATACGTCCCACTTTTTTATTAGGTGGGATGATCAAAAAACTGGCAAAGAAAAAAGAAAATTTTGCCGTGAGGATATAGACCCTATGACGTGGGCCATGAAGCAAGACTTAAAGTTGAAGCACAATGGTACTTTAACACCAAAACAATCAACGCTGTTGGGAGACTTAATATATCTTTATAAAGCTGAGATAGACGAGCGAGTTAATAATTATAAAACCAACTCAAAATATGGGCGTAGACTAAGACCAAAAAGACGAACAACTCTTTTGGTGCACATTAATAAACACATTGTACCTTTTTTCGGCAAGATGGAGTTAGAGGACATTACCACACAAAACGTAATGAAGTTCCAAAAAGAACTAGAGAAGAAAATGTCACCTCAGTACGCAAACACAATTGTTGGAACTTTGCGTAGAATATTCAAATTTTTTATTCAGGAAAACTTGGTGCAATACAATCCTTGTGTGCAACTTGATCCTTTGGAAACACGAGCTTCAGAAGAGCGTTACACACCAACTGAAAGCGAAGTGTTAGCTATCTTGCAAGCCACTACGGTTCACTGGAAGAAAGTTATGATTAAACTCGCCGCTGCAAATGGAATGAGGATCAGCGAAATCCTTGCTTTACGTTGGGACGCTATTAACGGTGATAAAATCCACATTAGATTAAGTAATGACAGGGGCGAACTAGGCGATACTAAGACCGCCGGAAGTAATCGCACCGTTAGAATAAGCGAAGAGCTTAAAGATGATTTAGCACAGCTTAAAGCGGTAAGCGAAGGTGAATGGCTGTTCACCAATACAAAGGGCAATCTATTCGCGGCAACTGATGTGGTGAGGTCCGTTTTATACAGAGGTTGCGTTAGTGCAAATGTGCAGAAATTTGGTTTTCATGGATTACGTAGGTTTTACATAAACAAGCAATTGAATGAAGGTAAAAGCAAGGATCATGTACAGGTACTTGTTGGGCATAAAGTTGGTAGTGATGTGACTGACAAGCATTACCGCCAGATACGCCCAGAAGAGACATATGGTGACGAATACATCATAACCTTGCACTGAGGGTTTTCGTGAGGCTAGTTTAATGTAAACTGGCCTCAGAAAACATTAACATTTCCAGGCCAGTGTTACAAATTTATTTTATTGATTTGGTCGGTATTTTTGTGATCCAACCACCACATGAACACCGTATAGATCAGTAAGAGAAAACGTCTTAGACTCACCACTTTGCAAGTCTTTAAAGGTAACATTGCTACTGTCCATATCAAGTAGCTCTCTCACCACACCCACAAACGAACCATCCACTTTGAACGATACAACAACATCGTCTTGTTCCTGTGGGACTAACATTGGGTCTGCATATATTATGTCACCTTCACGATAACGCGGCTGCATATGATCACCATAAATGGTCATGGCGTAGGCAGTATCAGAATACTCCAAAAAGCTTGGCTTGCGTATTTGTTGGTGAGCTAACCTGTTGAACCCTAGTCGGGCTGCAAAGGCATCGTTCAATTCTCTCACTTTTGTTTTCCCTTGATATAAAGGGACGAATACGGCTGATGTAGTCTGTCTGATTGGTGAAAAATCTTGATCATCGGTTTTAGTTTTAAGATCGTCTACTGTTACCCCAAGCGCCTCTGCTATACGCACTAATTTATCGAAACTCGGGTTTGTAACTTCACCTTTCTCATATTTGGATATTTGACTTTGACTTACACCGGACAATTTAGCTAATTCATCCTGTTTTACTTTTAACTTTGTTCTAACATCGTATATTCTAGTAAACACGATATCCCCCACTCTTTATACTTCATGGTGGTGGGTAAATAATAGCCCACCTAAATTCATCTGTATTTAAACCGTAATACTGATCTTTACCTATGTTGAGGCCAAGACGAGCATCACGAACTCTCGCAGAAAATTTTAACAACGGTGGAGCTGTCTGGACGTTAGGCATACCCCAAACGTTTCCATTAACCCAATCTGACTGAGGAACTTCCTTCTTTGCCATTTGGCTTAACTTAGGAATAATCAGTGATGTTGAGTTTACTAAATAGGACCAAACATATCTATAGCCGTTGTTTTTATTTATCTGTATGTAAGTAAAATCAGCTATATTCATTTTCCATTCCTTTATCACTAAAGTATTTTATTCACATATGAATTAATGTGTCAATTAAAAAAATACTAAATGATAAAAATGATTATTATATAACATTATATATTTTAAAATATGTAATCAAAACATACACTTAGTATTAGTGTAATTATTTAATATGAATATTTTACCGTTATAGTAGTTGACAGAGAGCATTTTATTTGAATATGAATTAAGTAAATCGACAAAACTTAGGCTAAAATCTTGCAATTATTTGAATATATGATCAATAAAGAGGTATCGCAAGCCTCACTCGCTGAGAGAATCGGAGTATCCCAACCCACATTATCTAGATATATTAGTGGTGACGTAATACCAAGTGTTGTTACAGCGTTAAAAATTCAGAAAATCACAAACAATGACGTGCCAGTAGAAGCTTGGCTTACCATTAAAGATGACATTCAGGACGCAATTAGATCTTTTCAAGCGGCTCAACGTGGCGAGGTAATCTTTGATGGTGAATAGTCGCGCGAAGGGTGTTGGGTACGAATCAGAAATTAAAAACACACTGTTTGATAACCTTGGTTTGGTTTTTAAACGTGAGCTAAATCAATATCGTGAAGCTGATCATGGAGACCTAATCTGTGAAGCTGAAAACTTCCCATTTGTGATTGAATGTAAGCGTCGTGTGTCTGGGAGCTTTAAACACGCTTGGATGGAACAAGCCCAACGTGCAGCAGATAGAGTGGGGAAATATCCCTGTGTAATATACCGTTTTGACCGCCAACCAAGCATAGCCGTGATTAGAATAAATGCTTTTGCCAAGGCAGTTGGTGGTGATTGGGATGAAAACCTAGACCTTGTAAGTATGACAGTAGATGCTTTCTGTTCACTGGCGCGAGAACTAATGGCATGTACACCAATTAAAATAAAGCCAGTTAGAAAAGTGTCTGTAAATACACTGCACTGTCACGAGTGTAACGGATTAGGTGTAGTCACACGCCACCCATCGACTGAATATCTAGACGTTTTCCCAAATGGTGATGGACGTAGTGCTGAAGTAGTCTGTGAAATCTGTGACGGTCACGGAAAAATTTATCCTGAAGATGAGGATGAATGATGCACGAAACTAAAGATAAATGGCTACGAGAATATAAGCAAAAGACAGGTATATTCCACGACCTCACCAACAAGCAATACCATGATAGCGATGGAATATCCTCAAGCTTTGTAAAAAAGTTTCTGACCACTACGCCATTTCATGCAAGCCAACCTAGTGAGAATCTAAGTCCAAGCGTGGTGGACATTGGCTCCGGTGTACATGCCATGTTCGAGGGCAAAAACAGAAAACAAGCGGTTATCGGCAAGCATAAATCAAGGGCAGGGAAAGCATGGGCTGAAGACTATCAGCAAGCCAAAGACAATGGCGTAATATTATTACCAGAGGGTGAATACGCCAAAGCACTGCAAATGACCAAAGCATTATGGAAGCACAAAGACATAAGAAAAATCGCCAGAAATGAAACTACCGTAAGAGAAGCCAGTGTCTACACTATAGATAAGAAGTCAGGATTGCTCCTGAAAGCACGTCCAGATTTATATACAACTGACAAAGGGATAATACTGGACGTTAAAACCTTTGGTAAAATCCCAACAGAAAGAAACTTCTTTAGACAGTTTGTAGACCTTGGTTACGGCTATCAGGCTGCTTTTTACAAAAGAGTATGCGAGCAAGAAGGTATTCAATGTATATATTTTGCTTTCGCTGTGGTGGAAAAGAAAGCCCCACATAGCGTAAATTTATTCCTCATGTCTCAAGAACTAATGCGTATTTACGCAGAACGCCTTGATGATGTTTTGGAACAAATAAAAGAGGCCAAAGCAACAGGCGATTACAGCACTGGGTGGCCCTCTTTTACAATGCTTCATCCTCAAGAATGGATGGACACTCAACTATAAAATGGAGAAAAATAATGTCAGAGTTTAAGGACGTATTAATACGCAATGTAATCTTTCAATGGCCCAGATTAGATAGTGGCTATGTTTATAAAAAAGAAATCGAAAAATCAGAAAAGGTTAACGAAAGCGCACCAAACGCTGAATGGTCAATATCCTTCATAGTATCGCATGAAGAGGGCCAAGACTTGTGGAAGCAAGCCATTGCTCACTTTAACGAGTGTAAGAAAATCAACAGTAAATTAGGTAAATTTGGCACAATTCATGGTATGAAAAAACAAGACGATGGTACTGTGCAATTTACGGCAAGAAAGCGTTGCGTAACAACTAAGGGAACTCCATCACAGCCTATAAAAGTCATAGATGGAGCAAAGCAATTACTTGCTGACCTATCTATTTGGAGTGGCTCAACAGGAAACATTAAGTTTGCAATGTTGCCCACCTTTAACCCAAATGCTGAACAATGGGGTATAAAGCTACTACTCAGCGCCGTTCAAGTCATAGAAGCTAAATATGCAGATCAATCCGACGATTTTGACGCGGTGGACAATGGCGTTGATGAAGTAGACCCATTTGGTATTCCAGACGATAAGAAGCCCAATACGCCACCCGCACCAACCACACCATCTTTTGACCTAGAAATAGAAGGTCAGGAACAGGCGGCAAAGTCTGATGCGGTAAATCCTGATATGGACGATGAAATTCCATTTTAAACTATGGCTGACTTCGAACAACCTTATTGGAGTGAGTACGCCCAAAGCATCATCGATGGTTTAGACCTCAAGCAAACCGCAAAAGGCGAATGGCATGGGTCTTGTGTGAATTGTGGTGGGACAGACAGGTTCTGGATCACCAACCACAACGGATTAATCAAGACCCATTGCAGACAATGTGGGGATTTTAAATCAATCCAAAGCGAACTCGCCAAACGCGGTCTGTGGTGCTCACTCGATCCAATCAAGGACAATGTTTTAACATTTCAACCTAAAGAAGAATTTAACGTGGAAGATACTAGGCCATATCACCAGAAAAAAGGCGTTGATCTCTTAGGTGCTCAACTTGTTGGTAACAACGTAGTCATTCCACTCTTTAATATACACAGACAACGTGTGGGTGAACAAACAATCTCACCAGACGGAAAGAAACTATTTAGCACTGGCCTAGATAAGTCAGAAGGTGTTTTCGGTGTATGCGGTAAGCTTACCAAAGGGCGCACCTATGTAGCGGAAGGATGGGCAACTTCAGCGTCAATAGCTATGACAGGATGCGCCTGTATATTTGGATTAGACTCTGGAAACCTACCACTGGTATGCAGCAAGCTACAAACGGCATTCCCTCAGTTTGAACTCATTGTAGCGGCTGATAACGATGAAAAAGGAATAGAAGCAGCAAAGAAAACAAAGCTACCCTATGTCGTGCCACCACTACAAGGACAAGACTTTAACGACCTACACCAACAGCTAGGACTAGAGGCAGTCCACAAAAGCCTAAATTCACTAAAAAAGCCAGACACACTCTTCACTATGGTTAGCGATCTACGCATGACCGCAACCAAGTGGATGATCAAAAACGTCATAGAGGATAACTCCCTCGCAATGATCTTTGGTGCAGCGGGATCTGGTAAAACATTTGTAGCCCTTGATATGGCACTGTGTATCGCTTGCGGCAAACCATATCACGAACTAGAGGTGCAAAAAGGGAGCGTTGCCTATATCGCCGGAGAAGGTCATGCAGGGTTCGCCAAACGTGTCGCAGCTTGGTGTAAGAACTTCAACCAAGATTTAACAGGTGTACCATTCGCCAAAAGCAATCGTAGCGTTATCCTAAACGATCCAGATAGTGAATTACACCTCTGCAATGAGCTAGACGCACTCCAAGAGCAAATAGGCAAGCTCAACCTCATTGTGCTCGACACACTCAGTAGAACAATGGATGGAGAGGAAAATAATCAAAATATGATGGCCTATGTTCAAGTCTGTGACAGGCTAAAGGACCGCTACCAATGCACCGTTATGATCGTTCACCACATAGGACACCAGAACAAGGATAGAGGGCGTGGTGGGTACGCTTTGCATGGCTCTCTAGACTCTGAATATCGGGTGGAACAATGGGGTGATTTTAAAATATTACTGACGCCCACCAAAATGAAAGATGAAGAGAAAAGCGAACCACTGGCGTTCCTGAAGTTGTCTATGTCTTTGGTAGATGCAGATGGTCAGGACACAAGCTCACTCGTGCTTGAAATGACACCAGATAAACCAATGGATAAAAAATCACCAGATTATGCAGAACAGGTGGTCAAAGAGCAATTCGATAGGATGAATGACTTTGGCGAGGTAAGCAGATCTGACCTCAAGGAAGCGGTGGCATTGGAGCTAGAATGTTCTCAGAGAACAGCAAATAGACACATAAAAAGGATGATAGATCAGGGTGCTCTAAAGCTCGAAAAAGGGGTGATTTTGGAGGCGTTTGGGTGATGGGTGAATATCCCTTCGAAATTGGGCTAGGACACGTCGGGGACACGAGAATTTTAAAGCTAAAGTGGCTGTGTCCTGATGTCCCAGATGGTGTCCTGAAAAAAGTCAATAAAAACAATATACTTAGCATGATCGGGGACACGGCGAGGACACGGCTAGGACAAGGTGAGGTCATTTGGGGACAACTCAGGACAACAGGACAGTATTTATATACTGTCATGTCCTGTCCCGAAACCTTGACCCGAAATAAGTCTGATTTTGCTGATTTAAAAGAAAAGGATTTTTTAGCTGTGGTGAGTGAAATTAAATGTATTGGAATGCTTGAAGGAATTGCTAATCGGAGAAAGATTTTAAACGCACCTAATTTGGCGAAATATAATCAATGGCAAATAGAAATGATCAAACGCAGAAAATGGGAATTAGAAAATGAGTGATGAAGCAATACAAGTTTTGGAGAAATGCAAAGAAATATTAATTGAACGTGGTGGAGAGCATGGACACGCTAGTGAATTGTTTAAACAGTTAGCAATACGATCATCAGTTAGGCGTGGTCAAAGAACATCAGCAAGCGATGTCGCGATGGATATGGTGGAGTTTAAGCTAGGGAGAAACGATCTTAACTGGCGTGAGGATAATATCCACGATGCGATCAATTATCTAGCGTTAGCACTAAGTTTAAGGACAGAGAATGGTGAAGAGCAAGAAACCGATCCACACGCCTAGTGATTTTGGCACACGAGAGCGTTTGCAGCATACAGAGGGTATCGCTTACGAAAACACAGATAAGCGTCTGGGAAGCCCTAAGAGGATGCGTGTGACGGTCCAGACTCCGTTGGATAGGTATTACTCTCGTGAGCAGATCAACAGACGCCAGTTTGAAGCCGGAATGAAGTTGTATGCATTGTGGCGTAGAGCAGGGAGAGCGCAAAAGCTTACAGCGTCATACGATGCAAATATTGTGGATGGGACACGCGGAAACGATGATCAAGGACACGATGCGTTTTCTGATTATCTTGCTGCACTTAGAACCATAGGCAAGGATTTATCAGACGTAGCGCAATGGGTGGTTGTACAGGGTGCTAGTGCAAACGAATGGGCAAAAGAACAAGGCCACGATCCAAAGGGGGGAATAGTGGCCTTACGTTTGTGCCTAGATGCACTTGGTGATGTGTTTGGGATGCCTAGAGGTTGAGGTTGTATTTATATGGTGGCACGTCTAATTCGTCTAACAAAATACGTAGCAAACGTTCAATGCCACATGCTTCATCAATAGGGTTTCCATTGTTTACATGGTTTTCTACCAACCACTTGTATTGCTTTATAAGCTCGTCTGTATCAGGTACAAAAGCACTCAAAGGTAATATTACTCTGTCTTTCATTTTGTTTACTCCTCTTCCCAATGTTTATGACATGCTTGCCAAACTTTAATCTTTGCTTTTCTTAATGACATTAAGTCGGATAAACGAATATCCTCAAGTTCATCCCATTGGTTAAACATATCATTCACGGCATCATATAAATTACGATAAAGTCTTTCTTGGTCTTTGGTCATAGCTTATTTCCCTTTACTGATTAAATGGGCTTTTCTCATACGGTATGTCATCCCAAGGCTCAGCAATCATAGGTAACGGTTTTTGATAACGCTCTACTTCATCAGGATATTCTAAATTGTGGTAATAAACATACTTATTATCTTCCATAACTTCACTGCCTTGAATGTCCAAACCAGTTCTTTCACCAAGTTCTATCGCCAATGTATTTCTTTTATCCATTTCAACAGTTTTTTCCTTAGTCCACTCATAAAAAATTAAATTGATTACTTCCCTATATTCTTCTTGATTGTTGAATTGGCTTATCATCAAAGAGCCTACAATATCACATAACCTATCAAGATCTTGTTTCGCGTTGATAGTCATAGTTTATTCTCCTTTTCTAAATAATCCATATTAATACTTCTATCATCATATTTCCCGAAATTTACCTTTGCATCATTCCAACCATCATCATATATTTTTGTAATTTTGCCAATTTTGCCATTAAGCTCATTACACCATAATTTCATATTATAGTCTTGCTCATATGCGTTTGGCTTTAAAATTACATTTTGTCCAATTTTGAATTTAGTCATAGCTTGTTCTCCTTTTCTTTTTGTAAAATAGTTACTTCAGTTTTTAACGCTGCAACTTGGAACGTTAATCTTTCAATTCTTGTTGCGGCGTCCATTATATCGCGTGATAGCTTTGGTAGTTCTTGCTCAAGGTCTGATGCAAAGTCAGTCAGTCTGTTAATGCTTACTTGCATTGTCTTTGCCTTTCATGTGCTACACGTCCAAGCTTGTTTGCTAATGTGTCTAGATCAACAGCCTGGATACGGTCATTATCAGCTAAGACACTATACAAAATCTTGCATACCATAGCACTTGGTAAGGCTCTTGCTGCACGTTCTAACATTATGATTGGTGCAGTGTATGGCCTTACATTTAGCGCAGTGGGTCTACGAAAGTGGATCATTGTTATACACCAATCGTTTTTCGTTCCAATCGTCTAAGATATTTTCGAACAATTCATGCAATGTGTCATTCATTACATCGCCCAAATGGTCAGGCTCTTCACCCATTGCTTCGCGGTCAGCTTCGTTTAACTCTATGTATTCTTTAGACCACTGGTGAATGTGATGAAAAATAAAGTTGGTTAGTTTCTCTTCGCACAAAGGTAATTGCATTTCCTTATCCCTTATCCCATTCATCAGAATCAATCTTTGTTGCTTCATCCCGAATGCAAGCGTTTAAATCTCTAATTGCCTTGTTACGTACCTTGTCAGACGGTAAATCTTCATAAGCGTAATGATCAAAGTCAAAGTACGTACAACTCGCATTTGATCCATCAAAAATCCAAGGACGTTTGAGGTAAACGCCAACGCCCCAAGGCTCGTCTTGCACACTGTCAATAAGATGCTGATGCTTTTTGTTAATAATGTTTATCCCTGTTTTCATCTTGTCACCTATGTAAAAATTGAGATTGCAACAAAGAACGTTGCAAAG